TGACCTCGGCAGCGCCCAAGCCAATGAACTTGGCGGGCGCCTCACAATCTACTACCGGCCAAATGGCGGCCGCATCGTTGCTGGTGATCGCATCCTGGGTCGGGCTGCCTCAACAGACCCAGGTAATGCGATGCGAGCTGGTGCTGCTGACGTATTTCAGGTGCCATCAGTTAACAATGTTCTGCGGCCTGATTTCTGCTCCACAGCTAAGCCAGCAACGAGCACTACATTTGGCGTCTACACCCTAATTGGCAACGACCTAGGGTTCAAACTCAACCCACTGGTAAAGCCTCAAGTACAGGCAGCGCTTGTGCCAAGTGGCAAGAAAGGTGATGGCCGCGTGGTTTGCAATATCCAAAACACGGCAGTGGTCGAACGCGCTAAATATGCAGCGTTTTTCTCAACACGATCAGGTATCACGGCCGGAACATTTAACGAGGTCGGCGGAACCGTTACTTACCGGCTGCTGCCGAGCAGCGACTTTGAAACTATTTTCACACACAGCGAGGCTAGCGAAACCTGGGGCAGCTCTAAATCTTTTGTCAGCCTTGATGCTTTAAGTATCGGGCACGGCATCGACGAAGCTGACGTGATGCCTGCGCTGGTGGTAAGCGCTCCAAGCGTAAACGCAGCAACAAAAACAGTTTCAGTTAATGCAGACGTAAACACAGAGATTATTACCGACCTATACGAAAATACAAATCACGGCACACATCAAATACAGTGGCTTGCCACAATTCAAAGCGACTCTGAAAACGTCACTTTTGAAACCACGATAACTGCTGTAGTTGTTGTCTCCACCGGCAGCACCCCTCGCACTGTTACGGTAACCATAAGCGGTGACCCTGCATTTCCAGCAGCTCAAGTGCTTACCAGCCCAGACAGGTTAAGGGCCGTGCTGACGTTTGAATACGAAGAGATGGACTCCTATAGCGAGTCTGCCGATGATGCAGCATCTTCAATCGCTAATCGCCAGACGGTATGGGACGACGCGATTGTAGTTGGTGATCTTTATAAGATCGGCTCAGCGCTTGCTGTATGCACCGCCAGGTCGCCATCCAACGAGGTGTTCCGCTCTGAAGCGGATCTTGGCACTGCTGGCAGCGGCCAGGGCATTGACGCAACGTTCAGGATCGTAAGGGCCGGCAGTGCTGCCACTACAACAGCTGCAACCCTGGAGGTGCCCGGCACTACCGCTACAGCGCGCAAGACCGCCACCAGCGGCCCGCACATTATGCGTGTTGCGATCGCAAGCGGTGCCACTGAAAAGGAGTGCCGCATTATTGAGTTTAGCTTCAGGTCCAGCCTGGGCATCAGATACAGCGGGTTGCTGAGATTCCGGGCAACACTCACCTATGCCGATGCTGACGGCCGTGCCTGCCTAAATAAGGAGGGCAATATCGTAAAAAGCGGCAACACCCTCAAGGTAGACAACTACCAGAGCGGCCAGGTAGCAGGATCTGAAGAGCGTTACTCCTTCTATCGAGTCTTCTACAAAAAGCAATCAGAGACAGCATTCACCCCGCTCACCCAGATATTTGGCTTCGTTGGTATTGAACAGCAGTCGATGTTCAACTATCTACGCCTTGAGTTTCCATCGCAAGATTCCTGGGAGTGGACGATAGAACCACTTAGCGGATGGGAGATTCGCAACGTTGTAACAGATGCCACCCTGTACGTGGTGGATTCTCGCCTGACTGACGTGATCACGGTCAACACCACCGCGGGCGGCAGGACACTCAAGGCCACATTCAGCGGCCGGGCCGTTACGCGCAACCAGGCCACCTTCAAGCTACAGCAAACCGACAGGGAAAACATCGGCACCCCGCACCCCGACACCGACAACAACTACGCCGACGCCTGGGGGAAACTGGCCGAGTCGTTTATCTATGAAGAAATCACCTCAAGCGCTACAAAACCTGAGCATGAAATCGTCAATATCAATGAGATTGTAGAAAACCAAACCGCACCCCTATATGACGGCATTGCGCTGATTGGCGTCAACATTGCATCAGCCTTTGAGTGGCAGCAGTTCAGTCAGCTATCGCCCTACGTGACAGGCGGCACTGAAGTGCGCCGGCTGCTTAACAGCATGACAGCCGGCCCATCGCACCTTCTGCCTGATTTGGGTCTAGATCGGCTGACGAATCCGAAGTATGGCCCAGAGAATATCTCTGACGATCAGATCAAAATCGACAACTTCAGGAAATCTGCGCAGTGGTGTTACGACCGGCGCTACTTCTTTGATGGTGGCGTGATCATCAGCCAAGAGCCGCCGCGTCAATGGATCGCTGATCACGCCGGCTTCATGCTGCTTGACTTCCGTGAGGTCAACGGTCAGTTCGATCTGGTGCCGTTCATCACTTTCGAGCCGGTCAGGCACGTTGCTCTGTTCACCGCTGGCAACATTGCAGAAGGCACCTTCAAATTTGAAACGATCCCCCTGGAAGACAGGCAAGCATCTCAGATCAGCGTGAAGTGGCGGCAGGAGCGCAGCTCAATCAACCCCGCCAACCCCGGCATGTTCCCCCAGGTGAGGGAAGTGCTGGTGAGGGAGGCCGCGCCATATGGCAATGAGACGCTACCGATCGAGCCGATCGAGATGGACAAGTTTTGCACCAATGAAAACCACGCCATTGACGTGGCGAAATTCACCCTGCGGATGCGGCGGTTACGTGATCACGCGATCAGCTTTGAAACCACCTACGACGGACTGGAAGGCATCACCACCGGAGTAGGGCCTGGCGACATGATCAGAGTGGCCATGGACGCCACCTCCTATGACGAATTTAACAACGGCGCAGTGCTGGATGATGGCACGGTGGTAAGCTCCCAGTCGCTCGGTGATGGCGTCTACGACGTGGTGAGCTGGACCGGGACGGGCGATGTGAACAACTCAGGGACTCTCACTATCTCCGGCGGCATCGGCACCCCTGCAGGGATCATCTTCACGGTGAAAACAACCACCACCGAAACCCGCAGCTACCAGATCTCCAAAATTACGCCGACCGATGACGGGGCCTATGCGATCGAGGCCATTCACATGCCAACTGATGCCAGCGGTCGAATGCTGGCGGTAGCAGACTGGGATAGCGCTGCAGCGTGGGTGATCCAGCGATGACAGTTCAATTCCCAGCGATTCAACCCACCGCTCACGAGTTTGGTGAGCCCAGCTGGCCGGTGACAGAGCGGCGAGCGCAAAGCGGTGTTCGATCGATTCGGCAGTGGGGCGACAAGGCAAGCGATGCGCCGATGACGCTGACGTTCGACAACATCACCCAGGCGGCCTATGCGTTAATCAAGGCAGCGCACGACGCCGCAAATGGACCCGTTGATGACGTGGCGTTCCCCACGATCGTTGGCAAGAATCTCGATGACGTGGATCTGTTCAACCCTGGCCCTGGGTTGCGGTGGTTCTTTGTCGCACCACCTGAAGGCAGCCGGGTGAAAGGCGGCAAGCGAATCAGCTGCCGCTGCACATTCAGGGCCGAGCTTAGGCTGTAGGTAGCGGTCGGGTATTGAGATGAGCATTGCCAATAGCGTTCACGGCGAAGTGCGATTCCAAGGCATCAAGGTGGCCAAGGTTCGAGGCATCGATTACCAGGTGCAGAAGGTGACGCTGGAAACCGGCGGCATTGGTGAAGTGGATGACGAGTATTGCTACGGCAAGCGCCGCACCAGCGGCTCAGCGACCTTGCTTTACAAGACCGACGACCCGGCCACCGTTGCGCTGATGGATCGGATCTTTGATGACGGCGAGCAGGTGGACGATCTGCAGATGATCATTCACCGCGGCGCTGGCAAATCAATCTCAGGCCCGGCGCTAATCGGCACGCTCGGCATTACAACAAGCGTGGGGGACAACACCCAAGTGAGTATCAGCTTCGTGATTAACGGCAAGTCAAGCCGTACGCTCTAATGGCAGTTCTCGGCCAGTTCGGGATTGTTGAGCTGAGCCGCGAGTGGCCGGCCCCCACGGCATTGGCTGATGAGCGGCTGCAACGCGGCGCAACGCCATCACTGGACCTGAGCGACCTGGCATTCCAATCAGGCGACGAAGTGCTGCTGGTGAGCCTGCGAGGCGTGCCGCTCGGCATCGGCACCAGTGGCGCGGCGCCGTGCCCTGACGGCCATGCGTTCTGGACTGGCGGCGCTACAGCCGTAGGGCCGGCCCTGGCGGCGAGGACTGCCGGCGGTGGGTTCTGGAGCGCCGATCCGTCGCTGCCGTTCTGGGAGAGCACCACCACCACCGGCTTCCAGCAGACCGCCACGGCCTACATCCACCGCGATGAGATGGATGATGTGCGGTTTTATTCCACCGAGCTCAACGCAATCAACGGCGGCAACACCGGCCTAATCCCGCTGCGCAATGTCTCGCCAGGGCCGATGCTGATCCTGCCGGCATCGGCGGCCGCCGGCTACTCGGCCGCAGCGCTGACCCTGCTCCAGTCAATCGCTGACATTGACATCCAAGACGGCGAGCAGCCAGCCGAAAACCTAACGCCGGTGCCCGAGATCCTGACCGACACCGCTGCAGACGTAGCGCAGCGGGGCTGGCTAAAGCAGTGCGACCTGACAAGCTGGGTGTTCGAAATGGACGCCAGCACGCTTGACGAGGGAGCAATCAGCGAGGCGTTTGGTGAGAGCGCTAAAGGCATCGTGCGCGGCGCCGGATCATTTGATGGCGAGATCGATCACAGCTACGTCAGCGGCGAGCAGAGCGGCCTAGGGATGCTCCGGCTAATGATGCTGACCCAGCAGGGCAGCAAGGCCCGGGCGCGCTTCCAGCTGGTGGAGCAACGCAGCGCAAACCTGCCGCTGGTATCTGAGCGAGTGTTCTATGAGACCGACATCCTGCTGGGGAAAACAACAGTCAACGCCAGCGCAACGGACGTGATCACAATGAGCGCGCAATTTATTGCCACCGGCCGCATCCGCCTAGCGAAGCAAGATTGAT